AGATATGGTATTGATAAATACATAAAGTGAGTATACATTAATGGCTTATAATTTTGATTCTGATTTTTATCCAATGATGGTCCGCGTTGAAGCGGGTCCAGGCATTATTGTACACTTTGGAGAGAACAGTGACTTTGAAGGTGTGTTCAAAGTTGACTTGGATTCAGATTACGTAGCAGCGATTGTTGATGATCGAAGTAGTTCTAATAGTGGAGGATTTGATTCTGAAACTATAGCTAACATGATCAGAGAAAACTCACCATTCACTGATTCTGATCTTGCTGTTGTTGCAACTCTTAGAAACGAAGTTAATAAATTAAGATCAGATGCAGATTCTGATTCAGCAAAGATTCAAGCTCTACAAGAGACTGTAGACAATCTACAAACAGTTCTAAATGGTGATCAAGTTGAACTGTTAGATATCATTAACAGATTAGATTCTGATATGGTTTCAATTGAAGTACTTAAACGTAACGCAGATTCAGATGCTACAAGAATTAAAGATTTAGTTTCTACGTTAGATTCTGATGGAAGATTGCTTGAAAAAGTTTTACAAAACGAAGAAGATATAAACAGGCTTACAACTAATCAAGATTCTGATAGAGTAGCAGACAATGCTAAGTTCTCAGCTCTTACAATTGATGATAGTACTATTACAGATATAATTGCTAGACTTGATTCAGATGAGATTGCAATCCAGCATGTAACAACCAGGTTGAAAGTTGTAGAAGATAATTTAGATTCAGAAATAACAGAATCGTACAACAAGAGAGCAATTATTAACACAAGATTACAACGCGTAGAAGATTCAGATTATTATGATTCAGATGCAGTGGTAAGAACCATTGGACTTAATCAAATTAGTTTTGATGACAGTGACATTTTAGCCGCTGCTATTAAGAAAGAAACAGAAGGTCACCTTTCAAAGATTGAAAAATTAGAAACATTGTTAGGCGTAGGTGTTACACAAGCTGCTGTACAACTTACTGATTCAGATCTTAACACAGTTGAGTATACACAATCGGGTGTTGAACTTTCATCCGATACAAAGATAGCTTGGCACGTTTATAGTTTGGGTGGTGGTGAAATTATATCGAGAGAATTTACAATAGCTGCAGGTTCAAGTTTTAATCAAGTATTGAGAACAATAGCATACACTGTTAATAGGGATGCTGTAGCAATGAATTATTTTGATAAGTTTGTAATAGATTATGATTCGGTATTAGACAATGATGATACGATTCATTTTAGGTTCAAATCAGGGTTTGAAGACATGACATTTGATGCTGTCGTAGAATCATCTGCTGACAATGGTAGGTTAATTGTCACGCAATAAAGAAAACAATAAATAAAGAAGTAATATAACAGGAGTTTCACAATGGCATTTTTAGTTAGTCCAGGTGTGCAAATCGTAGAAAAAGATCTAACCAACATTATCCCAGCGGTGGCAACATCAATTGGTGGTTTTGCTGGTAAGTTTGAATGGGGACCAGCACTAGATGTGACTACTGTGTCTTCTGAAAAAGATCTTATTGCTAAGTTTGGATACCCTAAAATTTCAACAAACGATGCGTCAAGCACAAGAGATGATTGGTATTCAGCTGCTAACTTTCTAGGCTATGCGAATCAGTTACAAGTTGTAAGAGCAATATCAGATGGAGCTAGAAACGCTGCATCAGAACCAGTAGTTGGTTCTTCGTCTACTATCTCGGTTGTACTGTCAGGTACTCCAAGCAGCACTGGATTTACACTTAACGTAAATGGTAGTTCTGTTTCAGCTTCTTTTACAGCTGACGATACTACATTGGGTTCAGTAGCAGATGCATTAAGAGAAGCTCTTGATTCAGATGGTTTTGGATCAGTTAGTCTTGACTCAGATGGTATCGCAGGTATAGTTGATCCAACAGTTAAGTATGCTGCAGCAGGTATTACATTACCAACTGCACAGACAGTTAATGGTGTTACATTTACATTCTTTGTAAACACTGATTCATCTACAACAGCAACAACACTTACATCAGCTCAGCTAAATAATCTAGATGATTTCTTGGTTGAAAAAACAACTCTTGTTAATGGTAGTGTGTATGCAAGATATCCTGGTGCACTAGGAAACAGCATTGGTATTATTATGATGGATGCGTCAATGAATGACTCAGACTTCAAAAACACAGCTTTGTTTGGATCAACAACAGGATCTAATTTGTTTGATACAGTTCCTTCCACAAGCACATGGGGTTCAACATATACTAATGCACCACAAGATGAGATGCATATTATTATATACACAACCAATACACTAATTACTGGTGCAGCAAATGAGGTACTTGAGACATATGGTTATGTTTCAAAAGCTAAGAATGCTAAAACAGCTGATGGTGGACCAAACTACTATGTTGATTTAGTTAACAATTCGTCTCAGTGGGTCTACTTACTTAACGAAGAGACATCAGCTCAGAACGGTACCATTACAGGTAACACAACTATTGGTTCACAACTAACTAGCTTAACTGGTAACTCGAGATTCAACTATCTTTCGACAAACGCTTCACTAACAGGTGTAAGAAAATATGATTTGGATGGTGGTAATGATGGCTCTAATGTTACAGATGGTAACTACACTGCAGCTTATGACCTTCTTTCCGATGATCAGACAGTCGATGTTAATTTGCTTATTACTGGTGAAAGATCGAAAACAGTAAGCAAATATGTTATAACAATAGCTGAGACTAGAAAAGATGCAGTTGCATTCTGTTCACCAGATTACTCTTCATCAGTTAACAATCCTTCGGCGGAAAAAGTTATTAATTATTTTTCAGACTTTAACTCAAGTTCGTATGCTGTATTTGATTCAGGCTACAAGAGACAGTATGATAGATACAATGATGAGTATTTCTGGATTCCATTGAACGCTGATACCGCAGGGCTAACAGCTAGAACTGAATTCACAAACGAAGCATGGTTCTCACCTGCTGGTTTGAATAGAGGATTTATTAACAATGTTGTTAAACTATCCTTTAACCCAACCCAGACAGATAGAGATCAACTTTATCCAAACAGGGTTAACCCAGTGGTAACATTCAGAGGACAAGGTACACTTCTTTATGGAGACAAGACAGCGTTGTCTAGACCTTCAGCCTTTGATAGAATCAATGTTCGTAGATTGTTTATTGTTCTACAAAAAGCAATTGCAACAGCAGCTAAGTTCCAGTTGTTTGAGTTTAATGATGACCTTACAAGAAGAACTTTTGTTAATGCAGTAGAACCATTCTTAGCAGAAGTACAAGCTAGAAGAGGTTTAACTGACTATAAAGTTGTCTGTGACACATCTAATAACACAGGTCAAGTTATCGATAGCAATCAGTTTGTTGCTGATATCTACCTGAAGCCAGCGCGCTCAATTAACTTCATCACATTGAATTTTGTTGCAGTAAGAACTGGTGTATCATTTAGTGAGGTAGCAGGAGCTTAACATGACAGTACGTATTGATGATTTTAAAACAGCATTAGCTGGTGGTGGAGCTAGAGCCAATCTATTTAGAGTTAACTGTAACTGGCCTAACGGTACAATCCAAGGGGATGCAAATAATCCCTTTGGTGCTGCAGAGACAGAAGCTCTAAGTTCGTTTATGATTAAGTCGGCAGCGATGCCTGCTAGATCTATTGGTTCGGTATTGGTTCCTTTTAGAGGTAGACAGCTTAAAGTTACTGGTGATACAGTATACGATGACTGGGCTATTACAATATTAAACGACAATAACTTTGCCGTAAGAAATGCTTTCGAAAGATGGCAAGATGCGATAAACGGTGCAGCAACTAACATCTCAGGTAATGGTGTTGACGCAGGTACTTTTGATTCATATGTTTCAAATCTTGAAATTGAACAGTTGAGTCGGACAGGTGCGGTGATCAAACGCTATGTGATCGTTGGGGCTTGGCCTACTGTAGTTGATTCAATTGGTGTTTCATACGACAGTACAGATCAGATTGAAGAGTTTGGAGTTACATTTAGTTATCAGTGGTGGGAGGCTAATACTACAGTTGCTCCTACATCAGGTAGAACTACTGCCGACATTGAGACACCATCTGTAACCTCTTAATCTCTTCATTATATAATGAGGAGTCCTTATGGCTATACAAAAAGAAGATCTCTTTGGGTTTGAATTAGTTCAAAGTAAGAACGAAAAACCAGAAGCGTCACCAATTCCTAGACCACTTGAAGACGGTACAGATCTTCCCGTCGGTGGAAGGATTGGTTATACATACGAGCAGCATACTAAAGCAAGAAACGAACATGCTTTAATTGCTCAATATAGAGATATTTCCTTTTACCCTGAAGCAGACTCAGCTATTGATGATATTGTTAACGAGGCTTTCACAACTGAACATGAAAGACAGGCAGTAACAATTCGTCTTGACTTGCTTAATATTAACGATAGAATCAAAGAAGTTATTAGAGAAGAGTTTAAGAATACTCTTCATTTAATGAAGTTTCAAAAAAAGAACTATGATATTTTTAGACAGTGGTACATTGACGGTAGAATATATTTTCAAGTTATTGTGGATCAAAAAGATACAAAATCAGGTATCAAAGAACTTCGTCCAATAGATGCTTTAAAAATTAAAAGAAACCTAGTCCCTGAGTACGGCAAAGATCCAAGAACAGGTGCACCATTGTTGGTTAAGGTTGATGAGTTTTTTGAATATTCACCTGACGGCAATGCGCAAAATGGTGTTAAACTTTCTAAAGATTCAATTGTATTTTGTCCTTCTGGTCTTGTTGATAGAAACAAAGGACAGATTGTTGGTTATCTAGATAAGGCTATCAAACCTTTTAACAACTTACGTTCAATGGAAGATGCTCTTATTGTATATCGTATTGCAAGAGCACCTGAAAGAAGAATCTTTTATGTTGATGTAGGTACGCTTCCTAAGATCAAAGCTGAAACATATCTTAGAGATATGATGAATAGATACAGAAACAAAATTGACTACAACCCTAACACAGGAGAAGTTCGTGACTCTAGAAAATTTATGTCGATGCTTGAAGACTTCTGGCTCCCTCGTAGAGAAGGTTCAAGAGGTACGGAAATTTCGACACTCCCTGGAGGACAAAATCTTGGAGATCTTGACGATGTCAATTACTTCAAGGAGAAATTATATCAATCACTCAATGTCCCAACATCAAGAATCAACCAAGACAACAACTTTCAACTCGGAAGAGCATCAGACATCTCAAGAGATGAGATCAAGTTCAGCAAGTTCATTAAAAGAATAAGAAAACAATTTGCAGAAGTATTTAATGAAGTACTTAGAGTTCAGTTAGTACTTAAAGGTGTTTGTACAACTTATGAATTTGAAGAGATGAGACAATATATTTCTTACGACTTCTTAAAGGACATGCACTTTGATCAGTTAAAACAAGTTGAACTTCTCAATGATCAGCTTGGTGTTCTAAGAGATGCTTCAGAGTATGTTGGTAAGTACTTCTCTATGGAGTATGTAAGAAAAGTTATTCTAGGTCAGACCGAAGAAGATATTGCTAGAATCGATAACGAAATAATGAATGAGATTGAAAAAGAACAGATAAAATCTCAAGATGATCTTGATTGGAGATCAGGTGAACCAATGGAAGCACATGACGGGCCTATATCCTTTGAGTTTACTGATTCAGAGAAAGATGTTGTTGAAATAAATAATCAAATGAAAGAATAATATGCCATTACCTTATAGTAAACAAGAGTTAGCAGATTGGATTTTACGTAGACTTGGCGCGCCAGTTGTCAACGTTGAAATTGCAGACGTGCAACTTGAAGACTGTATTGATGAGGCTGTTCAATTTTTTCATCAGTATCATTATGATGGTACTGTAAGATCATATAGAACTATAAAAATTGACACAAATCTAATTAATCGTAACAAAAGAATACACCAAAACCTTACTGCTGAGTTGTTTGATTCAGATAAGCTGCAGGACTATCGTATTGGTGATAGAGTTATGTTTAAGAAAGATAATGTACAAGGTAAAAGAATATACATAAAAAATGATTCAGAGCAAACAATATATGACTCAGATGGTGGCGCTAATCCAGGAGCAGTTATTTCCCAGCAAGATGGTTTTAACAAATACTTTGAAGAAGAAAATGTTTTGCTCGAAGATGAAAACATTATTATCACTCCAAACGGACAAATGGGAATAAGAGTTCCTGACGATATATACTCGGTCACAAAAGTTTCTAAAGTTGATTCGTTTACACATGCAGGAATGTATAACTTTGAATATCAATACTTCCTAAACAACTTTGATATGTTTTATGGAACCGCACAAGGAACAGGACTATCTAATTATTATACACAAAAATTAAATGTAGAACACATTGATTTCTTACTTAACACTGCACCAGCTATTAGATTTAATGCCTACAGAAGTAGATTATATTTAGATGTAGATTGGGAAAGAATTAGTAAAGGAAAGAACAGAGGAGATTTTTATCTACTTTGCGAGGTTTATGAGATCGCAGATCCAGAAACTACTGGCGAAGTTTATAAGAACACGTGGTTGAAAAGATACTCAACAGCGTTAGCAAAGCAACAGTGGGGTTCAAATCTGAAGAAATATCAGAACACAGAACTACCAGGTGGTGTACAATTAGACGGTCAAGGCCTGTGGCAAGAGGCGACTACAGAGATCCAAGAATTAGAAGAGGAGTTAAAGAACGCTACTCTCGAAATGGATTCAATACTATGGGGATGAAATAATAAATAAATCATGGTTGATATTAAAGATTTTATTAATGCCGAAGACAACAACGAGTTTAATTCACACATCAAGAGTGAGATTACTCAACGTGTCATGATGAAGCTTGAAGACATGAAACGTGAAATGGCCAAAGACTATTTGAAGAGAGACGATGACAATGAATCTCATTGAGTGGAAAAAATATCAAACTCTTACTATGAGAGAAGAGTTGAAGAGTCAAATGAAAGACGGCTTTGACTTCACAAACCATTTTCTTTTTTCTGAGGATGCTTTAGAAGAAATGAGACAAGAATCTCTCATTGAATCTTTTGAAGAAGTTGTTGAGTTCGAAGAAGAGTTTGATCTAGATAAGTCTTTGATTGAAAATCATACCGGTATCCAAGAGATATATGACTTTGCTCCTAACGAAGATGGAACAGTTATGGATCTTGTGTTTGAATTTGATTTATCTATGATAGATCCATCTGTTAAAAGTCTTAATGCATTGAAAGATGTTTTGTTTGCTGAAGATTATGAGATGGAATTAATTCATGATGAGGGTGATGACAAAGATTCTGTTTCTGAAGGGCGCGCCAAGGTTATTTTTAAAAGATCTAAAGGTGAAGTAAAAAAGAAAAAGATATGTGGTCCTGGAATGAGACTTGCAGGTAATAGATGTATTCCTCAGACTGGTACACAAAAAGCTAAGGAGCGCCGCAAAGGTATCAAACTCAAAAGAGCTAAGAAGGCTATGGGTTCTGGTAAGAAGAAGAAGGCAGCTCTTAGAGGTAAGATTACCAAAAGAAGAGTCAAGGGTAGATCTAGAGCTCTAGGTAACACTATTAATTAAGGAATAAAAAAATGGCTAAGCAACTTATAGCAAAACAAATGGGTAACAATGGATCTACTACAGGAAACAGAGTAGTGTATCAATTCTGGGGTGGAAATGAAACTCTTGCCGCTAGTGATTTTACTTTCACATCAGATAACGGTAGTATTTCAATGACAGCAAGAAAAATTGAATCAGTTATCAACGTTGGTACATCTCCTGTGACAATTGATGGAAAACTTTACGAAACTGGCAATTGGCAAATGTCACAAATAGGTGGTGTTAATTTATCAGTGTCAAACAACATATTCAATGTTACCTTTACAACGCCAGCTACTGGTAATGTGATTATTGAATTTAGGAGTTAGTAATGAAACTTATTAAAGAAGATTCATCATTCAATGATATGTCAGTACTTACAGAGGGTAAGGGTACTAACAAAAGAATGTACATCACTGGTCCTTTTTTACAAGCAGAAAAAGTAAACAAGAACAACAGAATCTATACTGAGAAAGTAATGGACGGTGCTGTTGATGCATATACAAACGATTACATTAACGAAAAAAGAGCTCTTGGTGAATTGAATCATCCAGCTGAGCCTGTCGTTAATCCTGAAAGAGCAGCTATCATGACCGAAAGTCTTTCTAAGACAAGAGCGTCTGATGCTGTTTATTATGAGGGTAAAGCTAAAGTGTTGTCAACACCAATGGGTAAAATTGTTGAGAATCTTTTATCTGATGGTGTAAAGATTGGTGTTTCGTCACGAGGTCTTGGATCACTTCAACCAAACCGTGAAGGTTATAATATGGTTGGTAACGATTTTATTCTTACTACAGCAGCAGATGTTGTGTTTGATCCGTCTGCACAATCATCATTTGTAGAGGGTGTTTTTGAACAAGCTGAATGGATTTATGAGTCTGGTATCTGGAAACAAATTGATCTAGATTACCAAAGAGAGATTTTAAAAAGAGCAAGTGCTAAAGAGCTCAACAAAGTTAAGTTAGAAGTATTCGAGAGCTTCTTAAAGACAATTTAATAAATAGATTAACGGAGTTAATATAATGGAAAAGAATAACGATTTAATCTCAGTAATTGAGGATCTTCTAGAAGCAGATATGACTGCACCTAAGAAGGTAAAAAACCCTCAGAGCAAAATGAGTGAAGAAGAGCAGGTTGATGAAGCGCAGGATAAGACCGATAAGGCTATTGCTGCTAACAAACTTTCATCTACTGCAAAGCCATCTGCTGATAATGCTTCTGACAATTCATCAGAAGTTATTGGTAGTGAAAAAGGCGCTGCAATGGATGCCGGCGGTGATAAAGACGTAGGTAAGATGGATAAAGGCAAACTTCCATCAGATGCTGCTGATAATTCATCTGAAGTTATTGGCTCCGAAAAAGGTGCTGCAATGGATGCAGGAGGAGATAAAGATGTTGGTAAAATGGGTAGTAAAGAAAAAGGCAATCCTTCTGATGCCTCTGCAGCTGCTGAGCCAAACAAAGGACCTCATAACCAAGCTATGGATGAAGATCTACATGATGGAGATGATGGCTCTGATGACGTTGTCTCTGAAGATGATGGAACTGTGGAAGAAGGTCAGGACACCAAAATCGTAAAGAATGCTAACGATGAGCAGCTTCCTGATGATGAAAAAGAATCAATGAAGAACATGAAGGAAGAAGATGACGATGATGATGACTCAGACGATGATGATTCTGATGACGAAGAATCAAAAGACGAGTCAGTACAAGAAGATCTCGAATGGGATTGGGAGAAAATTGATTCATTGTCTGAAGAAGATTTCAACGAATTGGTAGGCTCACTTGATGAAGCAGAGCTCGCTGAATTTAATTCACGTTTTGAATCACTAGTAGAAGCTGAAGAAGTATCTGATGAAGATGCTATTGATGAAGAAGCTGAAGAAGTTGAAGATGAGGTAGCTGAAGAAGTTACTGAAGCTAAAATGAGAAAGTGTCCTAAAACTGGTAAAATGATTCCTGTAACTGAAGGAGACGAAGATGATGACGAAGATGATGATGATTCTGACGACGACAAAGAAATGGATGAAGCAATGGATCCAGTCGGCAAAGGAGATGCTGATATCGATAATGATGGGGATACAGACTCATCTGATGAATATTTGCACAAGCGTCGCAAAGCTATTAAAGCGGCAATGAGCAAAGAAGAGACTGAGGTCGAAGAAGAAGATTCTGTTGAAGAAGCTACTGGTGAGAAGCTAGAGAAAGCAACAACAAAGTCATCTAATGAGCCTATGAGACCTGATCAAGAGAAGGGTGATAATGAGCCTGAGACAAAAGGTGGTAATCCTGGCGAAGGTCCACATGATCAATCTAAAGATGCTAACGAAACATCAACCAAAGCTAATCCTAAAGGTGCAGTTAAGGAAGAGGAAGAAGTATCTGCTGAAGATCAACTCACAGAAGATCTTGATGAGGACTTCAAAGAAAAAGCAAAAGTCATTTTCGAAACAGCTGTCAATGAAAAGGCTTCTATTATTAGAGAAGAAGTTGAAGCTCAGTATGCAGCAGTTCTTGAAGAAGAAGTTGAAACTCTTAACAACAAAGTTAATGAATATGTTGACTATGCTGTTAACGAATGGCTTGAAGAGAATGCACTTGAGATTAAGTACTCACTTCGTACAGAGATTGCTGAGAACTTCATTCGTGAAATGAAGACAGTATTCGAAACAAACTTTATTGATATTCCTGAAGAAGAAGTTTCAGTAGTTGATGAGTTGACAGAAGCAGTTGAGTCATATAAGGAGCAGCTTGAAGAGCAAGCTACATCTTTGGAAACAGCTAACAAAGAACTTTTGGAAATCAAAAGAAAAGAAATTGTAGATGGAATTGGTGAAGACCTTCCTCAGACACAAAAGATCCGCTTAGAAAAGTTGTCTGAGAATGTTGAAGCTGAAGACATTGAAGAGTTCAGATATAAGATTGAACAGCTCAAAGAAGGTTACTTTGATGAGTCATCTGAACAACCACTTTTAAGCTCACTGAGTGAGGAAGTGTTCGGTGGAACTGTTATTGAAGAAGATAATGATAGTTCTGTTTCACAGTATGCGAAATTCCTTTCAAAGACTGTAACAAAGTAAGAAAATTAAAAGTAGTAAATATATAAGAAAATTAAGACATAATACTTTTTGAATAGGAGAAAAAAACATGTCAACCGATGTCCTTATGGAAAAATGGGCGCCAGTAATCAACCACGATGATCTAGATCCAATTGGTGAAAGAGACAAAAAAGCGGTTGTTGCACAGGTCCTTGAAAACACAGAAAAGGCACTAAAGGAAGAGGCAGGTATTATCGACGAAGCATCAATTTCAGGTGCAGGTTTTGGTGGAGCATTTTCAGGCTCAAATACAAATTCAACCTTAAATGCAACAGGTCGTGCAGGCTACGACCCAATCATCATCTCACTTGTACGTCGTGCAATGCCACAGATGATGGCTTTCGATCTTTGTGGTGTTCAGCCAATGTCAGCTCCAACAGGTCTGATCTTTGCGCTTCGTGCACGTTACCAAGACGGAAATACAAACGACGATGGTCGTGAAGCATTCTACGACGAAGTCTTCCCGAACTTCTCAGGTACAGCGTTCAATACTGGTTCACCAGAAACACACGGCGCTGGCTCAGGTTCAGCATCTGATACAAACCCGTTCAAACCAAATCGTGCATCTAATGCAGGCGCATCTGGTTCAGATACTGGTGCAGATGACAACCAAGACGGTGTTACATTTGTTAACGATCCGTTCGTTGATGCAGTCGGAAACGATCCTGCATTGAACGAAAACTACAACCCAAGCATGTCACAAGGTACATCACCTTATGGTATGACCACCAGAGAAGGTGAAGGGGACAACTTCCGTGAAATGTCATTCACAATCGAACGTACAGCTGTCGAAGCAAAGACACGTGCGCTCAAGAGTGAGTACACAATGGAATTGGTACAAGACCTTAAAGCTGTTCATGGTTTGGACGCAGAAGCAGAATTGTCAAACATTCTGTCAACTGAAATCCTTGCTGAGATCAACCGTGAGGTTGTACGCACAATGCTTAGCCAAGCTAAGTACGGTGCAGACGGTCTAACAAACAACGGTATTTTTGACCTCATTGCTGATGGTCAAGGTCGTTGGTCAGTTGAGCGCCAGAAGGGTCTCATGCTACAGCTTGAAAAAGAAGCAAACAAAGTTGCTTTTGAAACACGCCGTGGTAAGGGTAACTTCATGCTCTGCTCTGCAAACGTTGCTTCTAGCTTGACAATGGCTGGTCTTCTTGACTATTCATCAGGCCTTAGCGATAACTTGAATGTTGATACAACATCAGGTGTATTTGCAGGTACATTGAATGGTCGTATGAAAGTCTACGTTGACCCATATGCAACAGGTGGTGATTATGCTGTCGTTGGATACAAGGGATCAAACAACATGGACGCAGGTATGTTCTATTGCCCATACGTTCCGTTGCAGATGGTTCGTGCAGTTGCACAGGAGACATTCCAGCCAAAGATTGGATTTAAGACTCGTTACGGTATGGTTTCAAACCCATTCGCTAACCCAGCTTCAATTCAGTCACAAGGCTTGGTCGCTCCTAACACCAACGTCTACTACAGAAAGTTCCGTATCGACAACGTCTAAGTTCGACGTAGTATCGATAGGATTTTGGGAGGGGGACAGAAATGTCCTCCTCCTTTTTTAATAAATACATCATGGCTATAAACTATAATACTGTTTCATCAAGAATTCCTGAGCTGTCATATGTAGCTCCTCAAAACTTTTATATGGTTGTTGAGAGTTTACCTGAGATGGTTTTCAATATACAAGGAGTACAAATACCAAATGTTACTGGAGGAGAAGTTCCATTACCAAATAGAATGAATCCAAATAGAACATTTATTCCTGGTAGTGGTATTGACTACACAACTCTTGATGTTACGTTTCTTTTAGATAAAGATTTTAAAAATTATGCATCTGTTTTGAAATGGATAAAAGCAATCAACCATCCTGAAAATTTTGAACAATATTCTGAATGGGCTAATGACAATACCAAAAACACATCTAAAGAAGGCTTTGCTAAAACAACTTCTAACCTGACAGTATTTGGATGTGATTCAGCTAACAATCCTTTGTTACACTGGAATTTTATCAATGCTTTTCCAATCAGTTTAGATGGTCCACCATATGATGCTAGCCAACCAAACATTGATTATATTACATCAGTTGCAAGTTTCAGATACATGTATTTTGAATTTCAAACTTACACAAACGGTGCATTGAATAACGACAAAATTTAAGAGGTTCTTATGAGTATTCTAACAGGTGATAATCCATTCTATGATAAAGTAGTAGTTAATGAATGGAACGAAATAGAAGAAGATGCTATCTACATTGATGAGGAAGATGGCGGCAAAAAGAAAAGTGTCAAGTTAAACAAACCGTTTCTTACACCAGGTGGTCCAAAGAAAAGAGCTGTGTATGTTAAGAACGAAAAAGGTAATACTATTAAGGTTACCTTTGGAGATCCTAATATGAGAATCAAGTCTAGTGATCCTGAAAGAAAATCTTCTTTTAGAGCTAGACACAATTGTGATAATCCAGGACCTAAAACCAAAGCAAGGTATTGGAGTTGCAAGCAATGGTAATGAAATTCAAACAGTTTTGTGAAGTAATGGGTGGTTCGGTATCAACAACACCAATTACTCCACCACGAAGTGCTGCATCCTTATCAAAAGCTAAAGACAGAGAACAAAAGATCAAATCTGGTAGTAATGTTGGAGGCAGAACTGTTAGTAAAGATGCTGACGTTAGAAGAGTGGGTGGTGTAACAAGATCAAAAAGATTAACTAGTAACGCTAACTTTAGTGCAAAAAGATCTACATTGAACAAAGATAAAGAGATGAAGACTCAGCTAAGAGCTAAACCAACAGCACCAAATATGTTGAAATAGATGTTAAGTTTTATTGAGTTCTGTGAAAATTTTTTAGATGGAAAGAACCCCGAAGACAAAGGTGACTCTGTTAGACATGGTATAAAAAAGAAATCATCTATCTCGGATCTTAAAAAGATTAGATCTTCTGATACTGCATCCCCTAGAAAAAAACAATTAGCTCACTTCCAAATAAACATGCGCAAAGGTAAAAAGTAATGTCAGATAATAGTGATGGTAGCTTTGAAGTATCTCTTAGAG